CACAGGACAAGCAGCGAGCTAGACGCAGCCGAACAGGACGCCATCCAGAGGTGGAAGGAGCCTGCGAAGCTGGCGCCACCCGAGTTCTCGAAAGAATTCGAAGTGACGTTGTCTTGCTTGCTGAGCAAACGTAAGAAGTTGAAGAAGATCGATCCCCGAGTAGTCATCCCCAACCGGAAAGCATGCCTGGAACGACGAGGAAAGGCAGGAGGTGTCGCACGAGAACTAGACCACCAGTGGCAGCAACGTCGCCTACTAGTCAATCGTCCAGAGGAGTATATCCCCTATGACAAGAAACATGTAAGAGACGCAGCCAACCCTTGGAGTGTAGACCAAGTGCTCGACCTACCCCGAGCAGAGAGGAACAAAGTCCTCCTAGCCAGGGCAGATCACGACGCCGCCTGGACTCCCTTCCGTCGCCTCACAGCATACCTGAAGAGAACGGGTGAACCTATGTCAGAGGCTCTGTACAACAAGTTCAAAGCAGAGATGAATCAACAGTTTACACCGCGGACACCACAGACCTTACTCCTCATGTCCCTCAGCATGCTTCGAGAGAACCCTGTCTCCAGGGTCAAACCCGTCGCAATTCGAGAGAAAGGAGGAAAGATAAGGACTGCGAGTATCCACCCGGCTTACGAAACCCACATCGCGCGAAACATCATGGAGAGACACATTCCAATCCTCAAACGACTCGGCGTATGCCAAGTGATCCGAGGACAGAGGGTGACTCTGAAGATGATCGCCGACGGACAAACGTTCTCAGCTGACCTCTCCAAAGCGACCGACAGGTTCGGGCACGACATCAGCCAGAAAATCTGGCTTCAGTGGTGCCGTTACCTGAAGGAACCGCTCTGGGTAGAGGAAAGCGGAGTACGTTTGCTAGGTGAGAAGCTCACAGAAGACGGCCAGTTTACCACGTGCGGAATACACATGGGACTGGGAATCTCCTGGATTGTGCTCAACCTCCTCAACCTGCACTGCGCTCGTCTCGCGGGGATAAATCTCCGTTCAACGAGCGTATGCGGGGATGACTTGGTGGCACATGCGACTCTTCCGCAGATTCAAGGTTACAAAGACCAGCTCAAAAGGCATGGTCTTGCAGCCAACGAATCTAAGGAATTCATAGCACGGAACGGCGTATTCTGCGAATCCATCCTACTGCCCGAGAAGTCCCGTACGCAGTCAGACACCAAACCTTCCGCCGCCGATGACGCAGTAGCCTCGAAAGAGGACAGCCCGCCAGGAGCTAAACGGAAGCCCACCCTATATAAGGATGGCGCAATGGTGTCTCAGCCCATACCAAAACTCTCAGAACTTGGAGCAACAAAGTACCTAGGTCGTTTCACGAAAGGGCGTGCCCGCGCACAAGACAGCATACCAGACGGTGTCACAAAGAGCACCAGATGGTTAGCTGCCAAGATGCGGACACGCCTTGCCGCGAGACTCCCTCCCGGACCCACCCTATATGGTGGCAACGGGCTGGCAAAGTTACCCACTCCCTCGCAGGCCTACCGTGCACTGACATGCGGGAAGATTG